ACTACACTTTACGAATATGCTAACACAGCCGTGGAAGCCTTCATGGTTTGATGGCGTTCATGAGCCTCATGCAGATAAAGAATTAGAGCAGTTGTTTTGGGATACAGTGCAGGACGCACGGAAGGAAGGTTACTCAATAGATGAATACGATCCCAGAACAAAACCAGGATACACCCCCGTAAAGTACAAAGTACTACGAGGATATTATTAGTCTAGCACACTTATAAGGGCTCGCATTGGTTCATGCGTTAAAAGAATCGTAAAAGAAACCAGATCCCTTCGGGGTTAACGGAGAAAAATACGATGAACTATACTATGACATATAGAGGTGTAAAATACGTTAAAACAGTACAACCTGTGAGTGGCGTAAAGAAAGCCTCTAAATAACATACCAGCGCACGGGCAACTGTGCGCTGTTTTAACCCGTCTACCGAAAGGAGACACAGAGCGTTCCGCAAGGGCGCATGGAGATATAAAATGACTACACAACAGTTATCAATGGCAGACCTGCCGAAATTTTTTCTAGGGTTTGACCGAATGCACGACCAGTTCCTTAATAATACTTTTGACAACGGCTACCCACGATACAACATCGTAAAGACCGGTGAAACAGGCTACTTAATTGAGCTTGCTATACCAGGTTGGGATAAGAAGGATTTAGAAATCAGCCTACATAAAAACGTATTACAGATTCAGGGCAAGCGTAAGCAACAGTCACCAAGCGATGAAGTATACCTTCATAAAGGCTTGAGTGGCAAGTGCTTTACACGAACCTTCAAAGTTGGAGAATATATTGAACTAGACAAAGCATACATGGAGCGCGGTCTCTTATGTATCAACCTAGTACAAAATACTCCAGAATCTGAACTACCAAAATACGTTAATATAGATTAACAAGGGTCAAAACTTATAGGAGAACTTGGAGTGAAAAACTTTCGAGAAGACGAGCGTGTGTGTTTATTTTGCAACCTTTTGGGTGCATTAGTAGCCATGACGCTTCCAATACCAGTGATTTATTTCGCCAGTTTACATTACGGAATTTAATAAGGAGATCCCATGAATAGAGAACAAGTTCAAAGCCAGTTAGCAATAGATGAAGGTATAGTTCACGCAGTATACCTAGACCATTTGGGGTATCCAACCTTCGGGATAGGACACCTCATCAAAGATGATGATCCAGAATATGGACTAGAGGTGGATACACCTGTATCCGAAGAGCGTGTAACAGAAGCCTTTCAAGCAGACTTAGATATTGCGATTAGCGAGTGTCAAGCTCTCTATGACCAATGGGACGGCTTTCCAGGGGAAGTTCAAGAGATACTAGTAAACATGATGTTTAATCTTGGTCGTACCCGCTTATCAAAATTCAAAAATATGAGAAAGGCAATCGACAACGAAGATTGGGCTACTGCAGCGGTCGAAGGACGTGATTCACGTTGGTATCGACAAGTAGGAAACAGAGCAGAGAGACTCATGGGGCGTTTAGAGAATGTCTAAAATCTTAATGGGCGTAATCGGTGCTATGGCAGTAACTGGTTACGCCTATTACTTTTTAAGTGTTGCACCACTTAAAGTGCAGAATCAAGAGCTGAGAGATATGAATACTGCACAGCAGTTGACAATCGAAACTCAGAAAGATACTATCGTATCTATACAGAATAATTTAAAAGTTGCACAGGAAAGTCTTACTACGCTGTCAACCCAAAACCAACAGTACGAAAGTCAGATGTCAGAGTACCTCGATATCTTTCGTAGACATAACTTAGCAAAGCTAGCCAGTGCAAAGCCTGGACTTATTACAAAGAAAGCGAATGCTAGAACACAGGAGGTTTTCGATGCGATTGAAGCCGATACTCAGCGCATTAGCAATCTTAACAATTAGTGGCTGTTCTCTTTTTCCTCAGGAAGCTAGGGAAATAGAGATCGTCACTAAACCAATCAAACTGGATATAATCCAGCCTACCCTACCACGACCTGTCGAATTGAAAGAGCCTCGATGGTATGTCGTATCAGACTCAAAGATAGCGGGCGAAGATCGTACCTATCTTGAAAAATTCCTAGAAGATATTAAAAAGCAACATGGTGGAGATGTAGTCTTTATTGCCATGAGTATTGCAGACTACGAACTGATGTCATACAACACACAAGAACTCAAGAGATATATAAATCAGTTAGGAGAAGTAGTCGTTTACTACAGAAACGTAACCATCAATGACGACCCTGCGGGTGCTATTGGTGTAGCAGTTGAAGAATAGTTCTTGACACTTTTCTTGAAGTTTAGTATAATAGTTGTCTAAATTTACGGAGAAAAGCATTGAATTTATTTTACCTTGACAAAGATCTCGACAAGTGTGCCGAGTATCATGTAGACAAGCATATCGTGAAGATGCCTCTTGAGGTAGCACAGTTGCTATGTACAGCCATATGGGTTGACAAGCATCTAGGCTTTATACCACGCGCTCTTGAGAAAGACGAGAGAGATCATCTAAACGCTTTGAAAAAAGAAATCAAGCATCTTCCACCAGAAGAGCGACCACTCACACCTTATCTGCCAATGATGTACAATCACCCTTGCACAATCTGGGTACGTTCATCACTAGATAATTTTGAGTGGACTCACTGTTATGGTAATGCTTTGAATGAAGAGTATCGTTATCGCTATGGTAAAGACCACAAGTCGATTGCACAAGTAGTAAATAAACTACCTGAGCCTGAGAATATGCCTCGCAAGGGGTTCACTACTTTCGGTCTAGCTATGCCTGACGAGTTAAAAGACTATGACAATCCAATCCAGTCGTATCGTGATTATTATCACCTCGACAAGGGTACGTTTGCAGAGTGGAAGTATCGAGAAAGACCACCCTGGTGGAGCGATGACTATGCAGACTACGAGAAACGGATTACTGCTAAGTGATAGATGTAGTCAAGTGGGCAGCATCTATAGTAATTATTATAGCAGTAATGCTCAGAGCCTCAGGAGATGAGTATCATATGTATGATCTCATCTTTAGTTTCACAGGCACGACTCTGTGGTTAGTAGTATCTTTCGCATGGAAAGATAAAGCACTAATACTTCTTAATGCAGTGATGGCTTTCACGCTATTAAGTGGTTTAGTTAAAGATTATATTTTATGAAAAACATTGCAGCTTCAGGAGAATTACCAGTGTGGGTAGCAGAAGATCACGAAGAACAAAGACCGTTAGAGCGGCAAGAAGGTGGATCGCACTACGATCTGCCTATACAACCATTAGAGTATATACACGCAAATGGTTTAGGATACATCGAAGGAAACATCATAAAGTATGCGACTCGACACAAAGCTAAGAACGGTGCCGAGGACATAAAGAAAATTATACATTATTGCGAATTATTATTGGAGTTAGAATATGGCACGAAAGATAGTAAAGAAGAAGGACTACGAAAACTTATCGACTCAAAACATCGAGAAAGTAATAGGACTTCTAAACCCCAGTTCTTCTCAGAAACCTATAACCAAAAAGGAAGCGTGTGATATTCTAAATATAGCCTACAATACTACTAGGCTAAATAAGATTATTGAGGAATACCATGAAAAGAAAGCATACACTGCACAACGCAAGAAAAAGCTACGGGGTCGACCCGCGTCTCAAGCTGAAATTGCGGAGGCTTGCGAAAGCTACCTGCAAGGCGGGACGATTTCAGAGATTTCTAAGTCCCTTTTCAGATCACCTTCCTTTGTTCGAGCATTACTCGAAAAGGTCGGCGTACCCCAGCGTCCTGCGAATAAAGAAGAAAAACTTGGGTCGCACTATTATCCGGATGCTCTCTTGTCAGATGACTATGCGGAAGGGGAGGTTGCGTGGTCGGCGTCGTATCATGGCGCGGTAGAAGTACACGCACGACTCACTCCAGAGTATATTGCAAGTAAGCCAGGTCTAGCAAACACTGACTATGAGAGTAAGTATGGGTGTCCTGTGTATGCAGTATATATTAAACAGAAGGTTGACAGCGATGATACTTTCTTTTCAAACGTAACAGCAGGCGGTTTCTCTGCATATGTTCCAGCATATGAACTTTGTAAGCTAGAACATTTGAAACAGTATGGAGTAAGGATTGACAGATTATGACAGAGCTAATATCAAGTAATTATTTAGAGGCTATGAAAGAAACCCACAAAAAATATAAATTCGGGGCAACAGCAAAAACACCGAAGATACAGGCATATATTTCAAATATTATTAAAAAAGACGGATACAAAGACCTACTAGATTACGGAGCAGGTCGTTGCTACCTAGAAACATCAATGCGTAAAGACGGAATAAAAGTAACTAGCTATGAGCCTGCTAATGAAAAATTAGTACACAATAATATACCCCATAATTTTGTAGTATGCATAGATGTTTTAGAACATATAGAGCCTGACTTACTAGATAACGTACTACAAGATTTACATAGAGTTACTCTAGAAAAAGGTTTATTCACTATATCCTTGAAGAAGGCAAAAAAAGTTTTACCTGACGGACGCAATGCACACCTAATTATAGAAAGCTCTGAGTGGTGGCTTCAAAAATTAAAAGCCTATTTTACCATACAGAACAAGACTATAGAAGAAGGACAGTTTTTAGATGTAGTGGTTAGACCAAAAAATTTACAGGATCAAAAAAATATTTCTTGACAGAAGTCCTTAAATTGCCGTATAATATCATTTCAAATTTAGGGGAATAACCAAATGTCGGAAAGATTCTACCTTCAACAACTTAAAGCTCTGGGTGATTGCCCAGGTAACAAAAACCCAAACAAGAGGAAAAGAAAAGTGGCTTGGGACGACGATAAAAAAGCACAAGCAGTATCAATGTACGAAGAAGCAGAACCAACTCCAGAGACCAGCATGGAGATTGTTAAAGATATTGCTGAAGAACTAGACGAATCACCAAATGGTGTTCGTATGATCTTAACCAAAGCTGGCGTTTATGTTAAGAAAACTCCTGCTGCTAAATCTAGTGGCGGTTCTAAAGGTGGCGGTGGTACACGAGTATCTAAAGCAGCAGCTGCAGAAGCTCTTATCGCGGCACTTGGTGATGCAGGTCAAGAAGTTGATGAGGAAATCATCGGCAAGCTGACTGGTAAAGCATCACAGTATTTCACCAAAGTTATCACAGCGATCAACGAAGGCTAAAATACTCGCCTCGCTAGTTTCGACTAGCGGGGCTTTCTTGCATCTAGCAAAAGCACCTAACAGTATGTAACCTCACAATAATTGTTGCTGAATTACTACAAAGGAGCTAAAGTGAAAAAGCAAGAACTAGCTAACCTCGTAACAGAGTACGGGGACGCAATCATTACATATCGTAGTGAGCAATCAAGAAAGCTAAAGTACAACGTATGTACTTTGGATTTTTCCACGCCTTATATACAGAAGAAAAAGAATAGAGCAAAAGAAACCACAGATACACTTTTATTTTTCTGTTGGGATACTGATTCTTATCGTTTATTACGCCCTGCCAACGTGTCGAGTGTAGTACCTTTATCGTCAATCTTAAAGAACGAGGGTAGAAGGTAGTGGAATTACATCAAGCACCTGAAGCATATTCTCGAGTAATACACTACGACGAAGTAAAAGAAGTACAGGTAAGACTTACCATCAATACTTTTCGAGATATTGAGTACATACACTTGCGTAAGTATTACTTAGACTTCAACGAGGAGTGGAAGCCTACTCCAGAAGGTGTAGCGATGCCTCTTGATCTAACAAATTCCAGAGAACTTTTCGCAGGTTTAGTAGAGATACTGTCTCTTGCAGAATCAAAACAATTAGTAGAGGAGACTTTCGGAGATCTAATCCGAGACTTATATAAGTAATGGCGACACAAGCACATTCAGTGGTACATTGGACAGGTTCAGAATGGAAGTTGTCAAACTTCTTCAGAGAGGTTAACTCTGCCCGAGCCATATTAGTGTGTGGAGGGCCTTCCTTGAAAAGTGTAGATACATCCCTGCTAAGAGGTCCCGGAAAGGTTGTGTTAGGTATGAACAACACATACCCTTTTGTAATCCCCGATATGTGGATGGGTATGGACGATCCAAAGTGTTATGACAGACGAGTTGTGTTTGAGGCTTTTCCGAAGTTTTTCCGGGGAGGTTATCAGGATAGAGGCTTTCAAGATGTATTCCCTATAAACATGAACAATGTTCATTTTATAAATGTTAAGAAAGGAAAGCGAGACGAGATATTTAGAAGAGCTGAGAAAGGGGCTAAGCATTTTATATGGCACAACCATGTAATGGCAGTAGCCATGAATCTCTTAATACATATGGGATTTAAAGACATAACCTTAGTAGGTTGCGACTTAGATAATACGAAATCCGACTACCATAACGATATAATATTAAACGATGTGGAAAAAAGCAGGAATACAAGATTGTATGGAGACATATACGCCTGGTTAAAGTGGTTGAATAAAGAGTGCCGAAATAGGGGTATCCATTTTTACTCTGCTAATCCCAACGCTTCTATAAATGACTTTATGACTTATAGATCTTTAGATGAACTAAACTCTGTTGTTGAGGAGGATCTTCCTGAGCCTGCTACTTGCTGGAATGCTTACACTCTTCAAAAGAAACTTTCAGGAAATAAAAGAAGTATAACAAAATAGTTCTTGACAGAGTTCCTGAAATCCCGTATAATAGTATTTCAATTTTAGGAGAACCAATATGCGAGATTTTTTAGACCAAGCCTGTATAGATTACTATGAAGGTCGTCCTCAACTTACTGACGACGAGTTTGATCTTCTTGCAGAAAAGCACCAGTATAACAAGGTTGGGTACCAGGTTACTGATGCAGTTCCGCACACCTATCGTATGTATTCCCTCAAGAAATGTTTTGATCTTGCGGATGCTCCTTTGGCGGTAGAAGAATGTATTGAAACTCCTAAACTTGACGGAGCAGCTGTTTCGCTGTTGTATGTTGCGGGTTTTCTCCAGTTGGCTCTTACCAGAGGCGATGGCATACAAGGTAGAGACATCACTGATAAGATGCGCTTACTAGTACCTGACCAAATCAGTATGACTGCAATGGTACAGATAACTGGTGAAGTAGTTGCTCCAGACTCTATTCCTAACGCTCGTAACTACGCTGCGGGGTCTCTCAACTTGAAAGACCACGACGAGTTCTTTGAGCGTTCTAAAGAGTTGTGGTTCGTAGCGTACGGTCAAGAGAAAGTTGTAAATCGAAACTTTGATGCAACTCTTGAAGGGTTGGAACGTATGGGTTTCAATACAGCACTTTCTTTTGATTGCACTGGATATCCCACAGATGGTATAGTATATCGTCTGCGAGATAACTTCAAGTTTGAAGAGCTGGGTCATACCTCTAATCACCCACGAGGTGCGTTTGCTCTCAAAGAGCAGAAGCAGGGTGTAGAAACAACTCTCTTAGATGTAGTGTGGCAGCTAGGCAAAAGTGGTGTAGTCAGTCCAGTTGGGGTTCTTGATCCCATTGAGATAGGCGGAGCGACAGTGTCTAGAGCCACATTGCACAACATTGAGTACATACGCGACCTAGATCTGGAGATCGGATGTAGAGTAGAAGTTATACGTTCTGGTGAGATTATACCTCGCATTGTCAGAAGGATAAATCCTTCGTGACCTGTGAAAAAATAATTCTTGACAGAAACCTTAAATTTGCGTATAATACTATTTCAATTTCAGAGGAGAGACCATGACATTCATCGAACCGCCCAAGAATTGCCCAAGCTGTGATTCGGTTCTTGAAGATGTCAATCATCTTCTGTATTGTAGAAACCCCAAATGCGGAGAGAAGTCTCTGAAACTTATCGAACACTTTGCCAAGACTTTAAAGATCAAGGGCTTAGGTCCTGCTACTATCAAGAAGCTCAACATTGTCTCCCTAGAGGAGCTTTATGAATTGTCTTTTGAAGATATAGCCGAAGCACTAGCTTCAGATCGTCTTTCTGTCAAGTTAGTAGATGAGTTACAGAGATCTCGCTCTGCACCCCTGAATGTGTTATTACCTGCATTCAGCATCCCGCTTATCGGCAAAAGTGCCGCGGAAAAGCTATCGAGAGTCTGCAAAGACATTGAAGAAATAGACTATGATTTGTGCCGTAAGGCTGGTCTTGGCGATAAAGCGAGTAGTAATCTTACCTCATGGATTGAGGACGAGTTTTATTATGTTAGCCTTCTACCTTTTAGTTTCAGGTTCGACAGCCCTAGAGCAGTCGTTGAGTCGAAAGGTACTGTATGTATTAGTGGTAAACTGAATAGTTTCAAAACTAAATCGGAAGCGAATGTTAAACTACAAGAACTCGGATATGTAACAAAGACTAGTCTAACAAAGGATGTTACAATACTGGTTAACGAAAGCGGAGTCGAGTCCGCTAAAACTAAGAAAGCCAGAGAATCTGGCGTAGAAATCATAACTAATTTATTAGATTTTATTGGAGAATAAAACATGGCACTTCCTAAGTGGACAGACGAGCGTACAGACGCTCTTACAAATTTCGTAGGTGATGAATCACCTGTGAGCCAAGCTACTGTTGCAGAAGCAGCAGAACAGCTTGAAACTTCAACCCGTTCAGTTTCTAGCAAACTTCGTAAAATGGGTTTTGATGTTGAACTTGCTTCAGCATCTGCAAGCCGTGCGTTCACAGACGCTCAAGAAGCTACTCTAGCTGCTTTTGTTTCTGATAACAGCGGTCAATACACTTATGCAGAGATTGCAGGCATCTTCGAAGATGGCGCATACTCTCCTAAGTCTATTCAAGGTAAAATCTTGTCTATGGAACTTACAGAGCACGTTAAGCCTGCTCCTAAAGTTGAAGCAGTTCGTACTTACAGCCCAGACGAAGAAGCTACTTTTGTACAGTTGGTAAACGACGGTGCTTTCGTAGAAGCTATCGCTGAAGCTCTAGGTCGCTCTGTAAACTCAGTACGTGGTAAAGCTCTTAGCTTGTTACGTTCTGGCGACATCAACGCTATTCCTAAGCAAGAAGTAACTAAAGGCGCTTCTAAAGAAGATCCTTTGGCTGACCTTTCAGTCGGCGACATGACTGTTGAAGCAATTGCTGAGTCAATTGGTAAAACTGCTCGTGGCGTTAAGACTATGCTAACTCGTCGTGGCTTAACCGCTTCTGACTATGATGGCGCAGCTAAGAAAGAAAAAGCATCCGCTTAATCTAACTTAGTACTATTACGGGCAGGCTCTTCGGGGTCTGCCCATATCTTTAAACTTGGGAGGGTTTATAATTGAATATCGCATCTGCGCTAATAAAGCAAGTGCTTGAGCTACAGGACTTTCAGACCTGGAGTGTAACGCACAGGCATTATCTGCCAAGTGAGTATCATAGTCTTTATAAGATTATTGATAAGCATTGCGAAGACTTTCATAAAATGCCCACAGTTGAAGATCTCAAGTATGAGATTCGTGATTCTGCTACTCGTGAAAAACTTTTTGCGATTGAAGCTGTCGAGGTCGATGCCGACCCTGAGATGCTTCTTCAGTATCTTAAAAACGAATATACTCAGAAAGAAATTCTGGACTCACTAGAAGATTATGTTGAACACTCTGTAGCATTCGAGGATGCTCAAGAGTCAGTAGACCACCTTCATCAGATTGTCTTAGACATTGAAGATAAGGTTGATCTTGAAGACCCGCAGGAAAGTATGCAACGTATTGAACTGTTTGAGCCAGAAGAAGATTTAGCCCGTTACATGAAGTTCGGACTCAATGATGAGTACGATCATGAAATCCAGTTCTCTCCTAGAGATTTGGTTATGGTCGGTGGACGACGTGGTGCAGGTAAATCTGTTATTTGTGCAAACATTGCCAACAATGTTTACGCTTCAGGTAAGTCGGCTATCTATTTCACTATTGAGATGGATAGTCGATCTATCCTTCAGAGATGTTGCTCAATTGCCACTAAAATTCCTTTTGCGCGTCTGCGTACTCAGAACTTAAATGTTACTGAGTGGGAACAAGTGGCTAATTGGTGGACAGCTCGTTATGTTGATGGACAAGACCGCTTGAAGGAATATAGAGAACATCGTGACTTTGAGAAGTTGCATAATGTACTGAAAGCTAACCATGAGCTCCTCCCGACTCAGCAGTTAGATGTAGTATATGAGCCAGCTTTAACATTATCCAAAATTCGTGCCGAGCTTGACAAAAAAGTCAAACCTCTGAATGTTGGTGTCATTATCGTTGACTATATTAATCAGGTAAAGCGGTCGAGTCTACCCTCTCGTACTGGCGGACAGTATGACTGGACAGAGCAGATTGAAGTTAGTAAAGCATTGAAGTCTATGGCACAGGAGTACGATTGTACCGTATTCTCACCCTACCAAACAGATGCTAGTGGAGAAGCTAGATTCGCTAAAGGTATTCTTGATGCGGCAGACGCCGCTTACACGTTGGAAACGTGGGATCATGAAGATGCCTGTATCACATTAAATTGTGTGAAGATGCGTTCAGCCTCTATGAAGTCATTCACCTCAGAAGTAGATTGGGACAGCCTAAAGATTGGCCCCGAGTCTGCACTCACTCCTAAAGAACGTGAAGATTCTTCCCATAAAACTGGTGAAGAAATTGATGATATTTAAAAATAGTTCTTGACTTCTCATGTGATATGGCGTATAATATACGGACATTTACAAGAAGGAGAAGCAATATGGCACTTACATTCGGCAGTTTACGACATACAGCTTCAGGTAGAAAGCGCAAGCCTTTACCGAAGTCTAAGACCTATACTCCTAAGTTTGAGCCCTTAGAGGTTGCCAATACCTATCGTAGAGATACAGTTCACTATAAATCTGCGGATGATGGTGTAGGTACTTGCGAAGCCCCTGACCGCAGTTATGCGGAGAATGCTTCCTTCACAGTAGCACCTGCTTATAATAAAGGTGCATACCAAGTAATCAGTAGTGAAAATGTAAAGGATATAGGACGTTGACAGTAGAAGAACTACTCGTAGCTAAAGGAATTTATTTTATACCAAAAGGCGGAGACTTTTTGGTATGCTGCTTGTCACCAGACCATGACGATAGAAACCCTAGTATGCGGATTGATAAAATCACAGGCATATTTCAGTGTTTTTCGTGCGGTTTCAAGGGCAACATTTTTACTCATTTCGGAGAAAAGGCGAACCAACTACAACTAAGACGAGAACTATTAAAAAAGACTATTCGACATAAGAGGTCTGAGAGTGTTGGTTTGTCTTTTCCTCGAAATATTACACCTTATGTAGGCAACTGGAGAGATATTAAGCCTGAGACGTACAAGAAGTTTGAAGCGTTTCAGCATCATGACCCTGATCATATCGGCAGGATTGTATTCCCTGTAAGAGATATATCAGGTCGTATAGTAGCATTCAATGGTCGTCATACCACAGGCGGAACGCCTAAGTATATGATCTCGCCTGCGGGTGCGAAGATGCCTCTATTCCCTGTAGTAGAGCCGATACAAGGTTCTGTTGTACTAGTGGAAGGTATATATGATATGGTAAACTTGCATGACAAAGGATTAGATAATGCAATTTGTTGCTTCGGCACAAAGAACATTAATGAGGATAAATTACGTATGCTTTCTATACAAGGTGTAGATGAAGTAATTGTATTCTTTGATGGAGATGAGGCAGGACAGAACGCCTCCAAAGAAGTTCAAGAGATGGCTGAGCGAGTAGGCTTAGCTAGTAGAAATGTGAGCCTCAAGGATCGTGATCCAGGAGCTCTACCCTTACAAACAGTACAGAAACTAAAGAGTAAATTATATGCCTAAAGTTGCATTAGTAGAAACTAAACCAAGTAAAACAAATTTTAAAAGAGAGTTCGATGACGCATTTGAGTTTGATCAGTATCAGCTTTGCTCCGACTCTACCCTCAAAAAAGTATTGAAACGAGATTGTGACATTGATATCAATACAGACGACTACGACTGGGTAATTCTAGTGGGAAGTGATGCTCTTAAATACTTCACCCCCATCAACTCAGTTACAGAATATTCTGGTAAGAAAGTAGAAGAGAAGTTCTTACCTGTCATTAACCCCGCCATGCTCGCATTTAAACCAGAGGCGAAAAGAACATGGGAAGATTCAAAAGCAAGTATCATTGGATATATCAAAGGCGAAATAGAAGATACGGTTATTACCGAGTACAACGCTTGGGGTATTCAAGATACAACAGAAGCCAACGCTTTCTTTCAAGCAGCTATAGACGCTCCTAGTGCTTATATTGCACTCGATTCGGAGACTACAGGACTATACCCACGTGATGGGCATATGCTTGGTTTATCGCTATCTTATGAGCAAGATCGTGGTGCATACATAGACACAGAGTGTTTAGACGAAGAGTCTGAGCGTCTATTGCAAGAACTCTTTAACAAAAAAGCAGTAGTATTCCATAACGCAAAGTTTGACTTGGCTTTCTTTGAGTATCATTTCAACTTTAAGTTTCCTCACTTCGAGGATACAATGCTACTACACTACCTAATTGATGAAAATCCTGGTACACACGGCTTGAAGCAGTTAGCTATCAAGTACACAAAGTACGGGGACTATGAGAAGCCAATGTATGATTGGATAGATAACTATCGTAAGCAACATGGTATACTCAAAAATGATTTTAGCTGGGGAGATATTCCCTTTGACATTATGAAACTATATGCTGGTATGGACGCCGCTGTTACATACTTGCTTTACGAGAAGTTTATCAAGATCAAACAGAATAAACGTTTAGCAAAAGTATATGACAACATATTAATACCTGGTTGCCGTTTCTTAACGGACATCCAAGACAATGGCGTACCCTTTGATAAATTACGACTAGTAAAGTCTCAGTCTCTTATGCAAGAGCAGATAGATGAAGCAGTTGTAGAACTATACAAAGACCCTGCCATTAGTAAATTTGAGAAAATTAATGGAAAAGATTTTAATCCTAACTCTACTGTTCAGCTTCGTAGCTTGCTGTTCGACTTTGTTGGTCTCAATCCTACTGGCAAAAAGACTGGCACTGGAGCACATTCTACAGATGCAGAAGTTCTTGAGGCACTCGGTGAGCAATCCCACATCCCCGGACTTATCCTCAACATTCGACAAAAGTCCAAGATTAAAAATACTTATCTGGACAAGATCTTACCGCAGTTGGATAGAGATAGCAGACTCCGTACAGGTTTCAACCTCCATGGTACTACTAGTGGCAGGCTTAGCTCTAGTGGTAAACTTAATATGCAGCAACTGCCTAGAGATAATCCCATTGTAAAAGGCTGTATCAAAGCAGCTCCAGGCAATAAAATTGTTGCAATGGATTTGACAACAGCAGAAGTATATGTAGCAGCTATCTTAGCAAAAGACAAAGCATTGATGGACGTATTTAAGTCGGGAGGCAACTTCCACAGTACAATCGCTAAGAAAGTATTTAGACTACCTTGCCCTGTCGAAGAAGTAGCTGAGAAATTTAGTACACAAAGACAGGCGGCAAAAGCCGTAACCTTCGGCATCATGTACGGTGCAGGTGCTAACAAGATCAGTGAACAAGTTACAAAAGATAGTGGTAAACCTTTTACCAGATCAGATGCTCAGGATGTTATTGACGAATACTTCAATGCCTTCCATAAGTTGAAATCTTGGATTGAGGAAAACCAAATGTTCATTAAACAAAATGGATTCATTTACAGCTTCTTCGGAAGAAAAAGGAGATTACCAAATGTCGCTTCGACGGACAAAGGCATACAGAGTCATAGCATTAGGTCTGGTCTTAATTTTCTGGTGCAGTCTGCTGCTTCTGATATTAACCTCTTAGGTGCTATAGACATGAACGCATGGATCAAAGCCAACAACAAGAAGGCTCGTATCTTTGCACTAGTACACGATTCAATTCTTGCAGAAGTGCCCGAAGGTGAAGTAGAAGAGTATATGCAGAAACTCGCAGAGTACATACAGATGGATAGAGGTTTATCTATTCCTGGTGCTCCAGTAGGTTGTGACTTCGAGATTGTTCACGAAGATTATTCAGGCGGTAAGTTTGACAAAATGTACGGAGATAGAATAGTATGACAGACACAAGTTTAATATGGTTGTTATCGCCCCATGGAAAAGGTAAAAATATGGCTCAGTGGGTTGTAGACAACTTTCAAGATCGAACAGATTATAATCCCACTGTTGAGAGGTGGGTAGAAGCATCCCAGCAAATACTAGACACAGAAGCAAAGCTAGGTTTAGCTGAATAAGTATGATAATTACATTTAGAGACTTTACAAGGATTACTTTTCCTGCATTCTTGATGGACTCAGGAAACTGGGAAACTACAGACGGACTATTATTCTGTGAAGGTAAGTTGGTAGATGACTATAATCAGATGGGTACTACCATTGGAGCTAGACGTATGCAGACTCCTTTTAAAGATAAGTATGAGTTAAAGAAAGCTGTTACTGCCCCGAACGGACTCATGAAGCAGACAACTCCTTATTTCGTAGATAGCAAAGGCAAGCCTTTTATTTACGAAAAGACTAAGCTAGTACCTCTCAAATATATGAAGATTAAAAAAGTAGAGCGTAAGGAATATGCGACACTAATATGGGTAAAGGGGCACAACGCTCCTTTCACCGTACCACGCCCTCCCGAAGATGAAAAATCATGGGCAGGGGTTCTGCATCTACATGGAATACCGTGGATGCTTTATGAGTACTCAGACGAGAAACTCAAAGACACTAGAAGAAAAGTATAATATGGCTAAAAGACGTAAAACTCTTGCAGGTGTAAATTTTGACCTAAGAGAGATAGAACCTTTAACACGTAACCAACTAACAGCATTTGAGTCAAGTAAAAATCTTGTACTGCATGGACTTGCAGGTACAGGTAAAACTTTCATCTCCTCATATCTAGCATTCGATGATATGACAAAGGGAGAGCATCAAAAGCTAGTAATTATACGAAGTGCAGTACCTACGAGAGATATCGGGTTTCTGCCAGGTACAGAGAAAGAGAAAGCCTCTGTTTATGAAGAGCCTTATAAGGATATTGCAAACGACTTGTTTAGTCGTGGAGATGCTTACGAAATACTTAAACAAAAAAATTTAGTAGAGTTTATGACTACTTCGTTTATTCGAGGTATAACTCTACGAGATGCTGTAATCTTAATTGATGAGTGCCAAAATATGTCCTTTCACGAACTAGACTCTATTATTACTCGTATGGGTGAGAACTGTAGAGTTATATTTTGTGGAGATTTCCGGCAAGCTGATTTGAGAGGAAACGGAATAAAAGATTTCTTTCAAGTTCTAAAGCGTATGGGTCTATTCGACTTTGTTGAGTTTGAGGTTGAAGACATTGTGCGATCCGAGTTTGTCAAAACTTATATTATTGCTAAGAATGAACTTAATCTATGAAGGCAGTCATAAGCCACAGAATTTATATGGAATGCGGTGCTGATCTCCAAGAGAAGATCGACAAAGAGCTTACATATTCAATCCCTACGCACAACCCTTTAGATCCGCCCCAGATCATTAAGAATATGGGCATTATTCGTAACGGGTTAGTATCACTACCAATAGGACGCACGGATTTGATACCGGCGCACTACGAAATAGTCGATAAGCGAGTGAACAAACCTGTGGACTTTCCTGAATTTAAGTTTGAGTTACGACCCAGCCAAAAGAAGGTCTATGATGAAATCGAAGACAATAGTATAATTAACGCATGGGTCAGTTGGGGTAAGACATTTACAGGTCTTGCAATCGCAGGCAAGCTAGGTCAAAAGACTCTTGTTATTACCCATACTGTCCCTCTGCGAAATCAGTGGGCAAAAGAAGTAAAGAAAGTCTATGGTTTTGAACCAGGCATCATAGGCAGTGGTAGATTTGAAATTGACGCTCCTATCGTGATTGGCAATACTCAGACTTTATACCGCAATATCGAGAAGATTCGTAAGGAATTTGGAACTATCATACTTGATGAGATGCACCACGTTAGTAGTCCCACCTTTAGTAAACTTTTAGATACAAATTACTGTAGATATAAGATTGGTCTATCAGGCACTATAGAAAGAAAGGATGGAAAGCACGTTGTGTTCAGAGATTACTTTGGTAATACTCTTTTTAAACCACCTAAAGAAAACTATATGACCCCTACAGTACATATTGTACCATCAGAGATTCGTTTCATGGATGGTGCAAAGATCCCCTGGGCTAACAGAGTAACAAAACTAGCTACTGATGAAGAGTATCAACATACAATAAGTATGCTTGCCGCGGCCTACGCCGCAAGAGGGCATAAAGTGCTAGTAGTAAGTGATCGTGTTAGCTTTTTGAAAAGATGTGCAGAACTCACTGGAGACAAAGCAATTTGTGTAACTGGTGAAGTATCTCACGAAGATCGAGAAACGCTTGTAGAAGAAATTCTCTACGGGGATAAAGAGGTTCTCTACGGAACGCAGGCAATTTTCTCAGAGGGTATATCAGTAGACACGCTAAGCTGTCTTATACTTGGTACACCTGTAAACAATGAACCCTTACTCACGCAGCTAGTGGGCAGGGTAATTCGTAAAAAGGAAGGTAAGATTGATCCAGTCATCATTGATATTCACCTCAAAGGGAATACTGCTCGCAAGCAGGCTTCTAATAGGGTTGGATTTTATATGAAACAAGGCTGGAACATGAAATACCTTTAAAAAAATATTTCTTGACAACTTACTTAAACTTCGGTATAATATATGCTCTTATTTGATTGGAAGAAGGTTTTCGATACGGCGGCTGGTAGCATCTATAATTGTAATATGATTATGGAGATGCTTATTAGGGGTTCAATCCCTAAAAACAAGTATGACCCTATCTATAAATTTTCTCAGAAAAACTTTTCAGGCAACTCCTTTCTGGTACACCCAGAGTTTCTTCTGTACCACTCTTATAAGTATGAGCAAAAAGAAATATGTATGTATTATGCACTCGCTTCTCTACGAAGCCTGTCAGACTACTATGCATCAAATAAAACGACGCTAGATCCACTACATTGTCCTGTGGATTTGGATGACATTAAAGACAACAGACTACTCATAGTATTAGAGGATGAAATTACCTTTATCTATGAAGAAGCCACTTTGGAGACCTTACACTAATGGCATTATCATTTAACAAACAAACGGGCGGAGCCCAAAAATCATCAATCGACACCTTTCAATACGTAGACGGCGACAATAAAATGCGCGTAGTTGGCGACATTCTTGCACGCTATGTTTACTGGATCAAAGGCGAGAACGATAAAAATATTCCAATGGAGTGTCTATCTTTTGATAGAAATTCCGAACGATTCAACAACGTAGAAAAAGACTGGGTACGAGAGTACTATCCTGATCTTAAATGTGGGTGGAGCTATGCTACACAGTGCATTGAAGGCGATAAAGTAAAAGTTGTAAACCTCAAGAAAAAATTGTGGGAACAAATTATTACTGCTGCCGAAGATCTAGGTGATCCTACTGATCCTGATACTGGTTGGGACATTTGTTTCAAACGCGTCAAGACTGGGCCCTTGCCTTACAATGTTGAATATCAACTACAAGCATTGAAGTGCAAGCCTCGTCCATTAACAGACGAAGAGCGTGCCTTAGTTGCTGATCTAAAATCTATGGATGATGTAATGTCACGCCCAACACCTGACGCTCAGAAAGAGCTTCTTGATCGTGTTCGTGGTGCAGCTAACGAAGCAGATGACGAGTTACTTGACGAAGAGTTTAATGTAGGATGATTCTCTTTACGGCAGACTGGCACATAAAACTGGGTCAGAAAAATGTCCCAGTCAAGTGGGCTACAAACCGTTATCAAATGTTCTTTGACCAGATCTATGAGTTAGAGAAAGAGTGTAATATGCACATAATCGGGGGCGATCTCTTTGATCGTCTCCCGAATATGGAAGAGTTGGAACTTTACTTCAAGTTTATTCGTGGAGTAAAGATTCCAACTATTATTTATGATGGGAACCATGAAGCTACAAAGAAGAACAAGACGTTCTTTACACAGCTTAAACAAGTATCCAGAGATATTAACCCTCTTATAAATATAGTAGATATATCGTATATAGACAACGATTTAGGCTACGGCATATTGCCCTACGCTGATCTGCACAGAAAAGGTGCTATAGATCACTTTGATAAGAGTCAGCCCTTGTTCACCCATGTCCGAGGAGAGATTCCACCACACGTTAAACCAGAGATCGACCTAGACTTACTAGAAGATTTCCCTGTCGTATTCGCAGGAGACTTACATAGTCACAGTAATACACAAAGAAATATTGTATATCCAGGCAGTCCCATGACTACGTCATTTCATAGAACAAAGGTAAAAACCGGGTATCTATTGATTAATGAAAATAACTGGGATTGGATGTGGGAAGAGTTTCGCCTTCCTCAGCTATTGCGTAAAACAGTAGTAACAGAAGATGATATGATACCTACAGACTACGACCATACTATCTATGAGATAGAAGGAGATATACAAGACCTTGCAACAGTAAAGAACTCAGAGCTGTTGGATAAAAAAGTAGTAAAAAGAAAGTCAGAAGCTACACTCATTATGGATAAAGAAATGTCCATACAAGAAGAGTTATCAGAGTACCTGGCTTATATACTTGAAATTAATCCTGATAAAATACCAGACATAATAGGCACATACAATGATTACACTACAAACGTTGAGATGGGATAACTGCTTTAGTTATGGTTCTGGTAATGAGTTACATTTAGACGACAACACAGTAACCCAGATTTTGGGAACAAACGGTATGGGCAAGTCGTCTATACCTTTGATTATAGAAGAGGCGTTGTTTAATAAAAACTCAAAAGGGATCAAAAAAGCAGACATTCCCAACCGTTATGTTAATAATGGTTACAATATCTATTTGTCTTTTACAAAGGACACAGATAGATACGAAATAACAATAAATCGTAAAAACAATATCAAAGTAAAACTAGAGTGTAATGGCGAAGATATTTCCAGCCATACGGCTACAAATACTTATAAGACTCTACAAGAAGTAATCGGTGTAGATTTTAAAACTTTCTCTCAGCTAGTATATCAAAATACAAATGCGAGTTTACAGTTTTTGACTGCTACAGATGCAAACCGTAAGAAGTTTCTTATTGATTTGTTACACCTAGAAAAGTATGTTGAATTATTTGAATTATTTAAAAGTGCTTCAAAAGAGGTAACTTCTACGTCAACTACAATAGCAGGGAAACTTGCAACTGTTGAAAAGTGGTTAGAAGATAATAAATTGAGTGATACATCCATACTACCCTTGTTGGATTTAGAAATTGATACATCTAAAGATGAAAAGACTTTACGTTCACTTACGATAGAAATTGAAAATATTTCGGAAAAAAATAAAAAAATTCAAAACAACAATGTATACAAAAAGCAACTCGAGTCCATTGACATTAGTGCAGTCAATTCCTCGACAGCACAGTATAGATCTTACGATGATTTACAGTCAGAACTAGGATCTGAGAAAGCAGCCGCTACGGGTGCTCAACGAATTATCAAGCAATTAGGAGATATTCGGGACACTTGTCCAACCTGCGGTGGGCCGCTTGACAGCTCTGCTGAAAAAGCTATGAAAGAAGCAGAAGAGGCTAAATATGAAGAAGCTACAGGAAGAGTTAAAGATCTTCAACGACAAATTAGCGACATCAAATCTGAAAATGCTGACTATGAACGGAATCAGCAGATGCAAAAAGATTGGGAAGATTTGTACAGAAGCATCGATCGCAGTTTGCAGACGGATTTGCTGGATCAGCAAGAGCTTGAGAGTAGGCTGTCAGACGTGCAAAGGCGCTTACGAGAGTCAAAAGAAGAACTTTCAAGAATCGGAGCAGAAAACGAGCGAATAACTCGTCGAAATACCCGAATACAGGTGATACAAGAGCAGACCGATGAGTTTCTTGCACAACTTGAAGAATATTCGGAAAAGTTACAAAATAATCGTAAGTTGGAGTCAAATCTGGACATACTGAAGAAGTCTTTCAGCACAAACGGATTACTAGCTTACAAGATAGAAAACCTTGTCGGAGAGCTCGAAGAAATGGCTAATGTTTATTTGGCTGAACTCTCTGATGGTAGATTTACACTTGAGTTTATTGTATCGAATGATAAATTAAACGTGCAAATCACTGATGCAGGCAATGTTATTGACATTCTTGCTCTTTCATCGGGTGAATTAGCCCGCGTGAACACTGCAACTCTACTAGCAATTCGTAAGCTAATGAGTAGTATATCTAAGTCTAAAATCAACATACTGTTTTTGGACGAAGTAATAAGCGTACTAGATGACGCAGGAAAAGAAAGACTAGTAGAAGTTCTACTTCGAGAAGATCTTAATACTTACTTAGTATCGCATGGATGGTCTCATCCGTTGCTAGAAAAGATTGAAGTAGTAAAAGAAGAAAACATTAGCAGATTGGAGTAAGCATGGTAGATTCGAGAGCAAAAGGAGCGCGTGGCGAGTATCTTGTAAGAGATATGCTTCGAGAAGCCACAGGGTTAAAGTTTGAACGAGTGCCTGCTTCTGGTGCATTGGAATATCTGAAAGGGGACTTATATGTCCCCAATCAGAGAAACCATTTTTGCATCGAAGTAAAAAACTATAAAGATTCACCGCTCAATGATAAGATATTTACGGCTAAAAAGACGAATAATCTTATACGTTGGTGGAAAAAGATTGTAATACAAGCAGAAGGCGGAGATCAGAAGCCTTTGTTATTTTTTAAATATGATAGATCTAAGGTGTTTGTAGCTACACAAGAAATGCCAGAAACCACAGAAGATTATATGTGGATAGCGTTTCTAGATTGCTACATATTATTAGCCGAAGATTTTTTACGAGAAGAAGTGGAGTGGATAGGTGGCTTTTGATTTTGAAGAAAGAATGAGCGGAAACGCAGGTACAGCACTCATAGTAGATGCACTCAACCTAGCATTCCGTTGGAAGCATCAAGGCAGAACAGATTTTCGACACGATTATGTAGCAGTAGTAAAGTCATTAGCAAACTCTTACAACTGTGGTAATATAATTATTACGGCAGACTGGGGATCTTCTAGTTATAGAAAAGAGATTTTACCTGAGTACAAACAGAATCGAAAAGATAAATATGCAACACAAACTGAAGCAGAGAAGCAAGCATTTATTGACTTCTTTGAAGAGTATGAAGAAACACTAGAGTTATTGGCTGAAGATTATCAAGTTCTTCGTTTCAAAGGTGTAGAGGCAGATGATCTTGCTGCCCACCTTGTAAAACGTAAAGTAGATTATGGACTAGAAGAAATTTGGCTGATATCAAGTGACCGAGACTGGGATTTACTAATACAAGAAAGTGTAAATCGCTTCTCATATGTAACAAGGAAAGAAGTAACTATAGATAACTGGAACGAGCATTATAACGTCTCTCCAGAAGAATATATTTCTTTCAAGTGCCTGACTGGCGATAAAGGGGATAACGTACCTGGAATCAGTGGTATTGGGCCGAAACGAGCTGAGCAACTTATTAGTGAGTATGGTGATGCGATGACTATCTATGATAATATACCTCTTGATGGGAAATACAAGTACATACAAGAGTTAAATCAGAATGGCGAAACATTATTGCAAAACTATGAGTTGATGGATTTAGTAACATATTGCGACGATGCAATAGGAGAGGACAATGTGTCCGAGATTGAAGGGAGAATGAGTAGTGCAGCTTAATTATAAAAGAGACAA